TACTCAACTTTCAACCCTTGCCAATGTTTCGGCTATTGCGATTTCGGGTAATCTGATTCCAGTAGAAGCAGTACCCGCATTTGGTCAAGATGATGCCGTTGCTAGTTTCGGTGTAGCGGGTTCGCGTCAATCTGACAAAATCCCAACACAATCCGCACCAACATCACTTAGCGTTACTGCCGCATGGAATCCTAGCGACACAATGCTTTTGCTGATGCGCGGCGATGCCTATAGCGGCGTTATTGACCGTACTTTTGTAGTTAGTGCTACCGAAGGGTCAAACATTGTTTATTACGCCTTTAACGCCCGCGTAAGCCAATTTACGATTGATTCAAGCCCTAGTGCAGAAGCCAAATGCAATTTCACCATTCATCCCCGTGGAAATCTCTACGGTTGGTCTAACAACGCCTAAAGGAATATCATGGCTATACCAAATAAAGTTTTAGCGGGTTTTAGCGCATCACTTTGGATGCAAAGCGCGGCAACGCCTACACCACTTACAACGGCTAACCTTTCCGTATGGACAGGGCAAGTTACAACCATCGTAGGCACGGCGGCTAACGGTACTGGCGGCGCGGGTGTATTGTTGCCCGTGGAAGCCGTACCCGCTTTTGGTCAGGATGATGCGGTTGCATCTTTTGGCGTTGCGGGTTCACGCCAAAGCGATAAGATTCCTACGCAATCTGCGCCTACATCGTTAAGCATTACCGCGGCTTGGAATCCAAGCGATACCGCGTTATTGCAAATCCGTTCTGATGCCTACAATGGTACGGTTGACCGTACTTTTGTGGTTGCCGCGGTTGACGGTGCTAATACGGTTGCGTATGCGTTCAATGGTCGCGTTTCTCAATTCACAATTGATTCAAGCCCAAGCGCAGAAGCGAAATGCAACTTTACAATTCATCCGAGGGGCAACCAATATGGTTGGTCTAATAACACATGATGACCGTACAAGAAGCCGTAGAAGTTCTTAGCACTACCTACCAATCACTTGATGCGGTTGCACAAGGAATGGTAGTAGATGCCGAAGAACTACAAGATGCCATTGCCGCCGCTGATGCGGATTCTGTAGAAGCGGTATGTTTAAAAGTTCTAAGTAAATACAACACATAATATGCAAACGACAATAAAAGACAGTAACGATTTGTTGAACTTCTTGGTAGCCCAATCCGATTCGCGTAAGGATTGGTTTGGGTTTACCGCACAAAAATTAACTGCTATTTCTTTGGCGCATGACATTGCCGCAAACCATGCGGATAAGTTTACGCCCGATGAAATCGTAGATTATGTACATACGCTAAATAACGCGTTGTATCAAAAGATTATTAAACCGATGGGCTAATCATGGGCGTTACTTTCAAAATTGAAGGTTTGAAAGATGTGTACGCCGCATTTGAACAACTAGCGGAAGAAATTGGCGACAAGAAAGCGCAAAGCAAAATTCTTGTACCCGCCGCACGGGAAGCAATGCAACCCGTTTTAAATCAAGCCGTTTCTAATGCGCCAGTAGATACAGGCGGTTTACGCCTTTCTTTACAAGTTGAAGCGCGGCGACCAACCAAGCGCGACAGGCGTTCTAAGTACATTACCACTAACGATACGGTAATTGCTACAGTTACAACTGCATCAGGCGCAAAATTAAAATCAATGAGTGAAGGCAAGGGATTGTTAAAAGCCCGCCGTAAACTTGCTAAATTAGGCGTAAATGATGCTAAAAACTTTATGGGCATACAAAGCGATGCCCGCGCAATAGCGCAAGAATTTGGTTCGGCTAGGAATGGTGCTAAACCTTACCTACGCCCTGCAATGGAATCCCAATCTGAACAAACCGCTATAAAGCTTGGGGAAATTTTAGGTAGGCGGTTAAATCAATACAAGGCAAAAAAGTAAATGACAAAATTTAGTTCAGCGTTTGGCGATAAATACCAAGCAAACAAAAAGAACCTTTTAATTCGTTCATTTGAATTGGGCGGGCATACTTTCAAAGTACGCATCCCTTTGGTTGCGGAATCAGATGCCATCTACAAAAAGGTTTCTGAACCTGATGAAGAAACTGTAGAAAAAGTTTACCAAGAAATTACCAAACCTTTGCGTCAATTTGAAAACAATCAAACTGAAGAATTCCAGTTTACCGACAATGACATTTTGGTAGATGGTCGTTCTATGCGTGAAGCGGCTAAAAACAAAGCCATCACCGAAGCCCGTATTACTGAATTCTTTAAGTTACTTGTTCCTGAATTGGAAGGTGCAAGTTTAGAAGATTTGACTTATGCGGATATTGAAGAAGAATTCCCTATTTCTGTACAGATGCAGATTGTGGAAAAAATTGGTGAAGTAATTAGCCCGACCTATAGGGAAGCGCGGGGAAACTAATAGGCTCATTGAAAACTCAATGCCTAGCCGCAATGATTTTCAACGGGCATACCCTAGAAACAATAGCCGAATTAGATGATGTAACCTTGGCAAACATTCAAACAATGTATGCCGATGGAATGGTTGGAAATTACGGTGTTCTTACGCAATTGGCAACCCTGACAAACGGGGTGTTTAACTATATGCGCGTGGCAAATTCGCCGCCATATAAACTAGCCAACATTTTGGGTAGTGCGTATGATTACATATACCCGCCTTTATCTGACCAACAGAAAAAAGCGGCAGTAAATAATAGCCTTTTAGCATTTATGCAACAGGCGCAAGGATTTGATAAAACATTGTTTGGGGTAAAAGATGGCTAATATGATTGCCCGCCTTGGCGTAGTGCTAGGGCTTGATACCGCAGAATTCAATAAAGGTATTGAAGCCGCGGGAAAAAAACTTGAACAATTTAGCCAATCCGCTGAAAAGTTTGGAAAAATTGGCGCAACTGCTTTGGTTGCCGCTAGTGCCGCCGCACTTCAATACGCCGATGAATTAGCCGATGTAGCCAAAGCCAATGATGTTGCTATTGCAACGGTTCTTAAACTTTCTAATGCTTTGGGTAATGCGGGCGGCAAAGCAAACGATACAGGAAAACTTTTAGCATCGTTTACAAAGTTTATTGATGAAGCCGCGGGCGGTTCTTTGCAAGCACAAAAAACCGCAACCATGTTAGGTTTAAGCCTTAAAGATTTAGGCAAACTTTCAGAAGAAGAATTATTAAATAAAGTTGTTAAAAACCTTGGGTCAATGGATGATTCCGTGACCCGCAATGCCAAAGCAATGGAAGTTTTTGGTAAAGCCGCAAAAGGTGTAGATTTTGTTGGGCTTGCCGAAGATATGGGCAAAGCAAACAAATTAACAGATGAACAATCGATTGGAGTTCAAAAAGCCGCTGATGCCTACGATATGTTGGCACAAAATGCGCGTGACACAATGATAATTCTTAGCGCGGCACTTGGGCCAGTTTTGAAAACAACGCTAGATTACATAAAAGATATGAAGGGTGAAACCAATACCCTTGGTGAAATATTTAAAACTGTATTCCAAACGGTTGCCGTTCTTGGGGCTAATGTTGCGTTTGTGTTTAAAGGCATTGCAGATGAATTAGTGCATACTTATCAAAACGCAAAAATTCTTGTTACAGAAGGCGTTGATGCGGCTATTGCGGCAAATAAAAAATATGATGCCTACCGCGCATCCCAACGCCAAAATTTAGATTTCTTTGAATCCCAAATAATGGGTACAAGTTACGGGCGTAGTAGCGTTGATGAACGCCGTACAGATAATAAATCGACCGCCGCTAATGCGGGTAGAACTGTTATTAAAGCCCGCGATAAAGATGCCGAAGAAGCAGAACGCCGTAGATTAAAAATGATTGCGGATTTAAACCGCGAAGCACAAAAGTACGCAAAACTTCTTTTGGATATTGAAGGTCAGCAAGTAGCGGCTTATACAAATGAAGCCAAGCGAATTGAAAAAGAACAACGCCAATTAGAAATTAAAAATGAATTATTTGCTATTGACCAAAGAACAAAAGATTTGCGTTCTGAAGATGCACAACTAATACGGGATTTATATTTAGCAGAACAAAAACGATTAGATAATATTCAAGAAATTAACCGAAATAATCTTTTAGATGCAAACGGAAAAGAAATACTTATTGAAAGAGAAAACGCATTAGCCGATGCAACAGAACGCTATTTACGCGCACAAAATCAAGCAGT